CTCCTTGACCTTCCCATCCTTCTACGTTATTGACATATGCTCTGATAGCAAGTGCCTGTGTAAAATTACTACTTTCTACTTCTTGAAAAATCGTGTCTTTATTAACATATGTTCTGGGTAGATAATAGATATCCTGACCATAGAGTTCGATACTCTCAATGATCAGATTGCTCATAAACAACTGTTCCTGAGAAGAACCATTTAGATTTAGTCGGCAACTACTAGTATAGTCTGACTGAATGCAATTTTCTGCGGGATCGTTTCTATAAGTCATATCAACCTATTAAGTCCATTGGAGGGAGTTCGTATGTGCTACGAATAGTATCTTCTAGGTCTTTCTTGAACTGACTGCCATCTTCAAGAATCTGACGACCATTAAGAGTCACACCACCTAGCATCTGAATACCGTCATACTTACTAAGGTTACGACCCCATTGTTGTTGGAATAATGCTTCTACATAATCTTTCAACCAGGAATCATTATACATTGCAGTGTAAGTATCAGGGTCTTGACGCATCAAAACTTCTACCACAATCTGATTACCAGTTTGGAGTTGCGCCCAATCAAAATCTAGATAGAGTCTTCCTTGATATTCATTAAATCTAACTCTGCGATTTTTGTCTGAGTTTGTAATCCAATCAAGAGTCTCAAGATACTGAGAAGTCATGTAATAATGAAGAATTTGTCCATGCGTCATTGCATAGATGTCATTCAAGAAAATCTGATACTTAATATTAAAAATATTACCAGGAGTTACACTAGAAGCACCAATCTGACTATAGACATGATTGACTGCCAAGACTCCAGGAGGGAGTGATACATATTCATTCCCTTCTGTCCAATCGGTAGAACCCATCGCACTACCAGTTTTGGTGGCAGTCTTAATAGCATCGGTTACTTCAATCTTGATGAATGCTTTATAACTACCGTTATATGCATACTCTTGAAAGTAATCAACTGCTTCTTCAATTAGGTCATCCAATTGTTCATCGCATACGTTAATATCGATGGCAGGAAAACCTAATCTACGAAGAGCATAGTTTTTTAACTCTGTTTTAGAAGCGGGTCTTGTAGCGGACATTTGTTATCAAGCGAATGATTGGACAGTCAAAGTAGTAACATCATTAGCACTGACGACTTCTCCAACTTTGAAGAATCCATCAACGGTATCGACAGTAATTGCACTAGCAGCAAGAGCAGTAATAACTCCAGTGGTGCCACTGGTAGCACCCGTTACAGTTGCACCAATTTCCATTGTAGTAACGTCGGTCAGTTGCAGAGTTGCATCAGTAGCAACAGTGGCAACATTAACTGTACCACCTGCACCAGGGTTGCTACCATCCAATCCAGTGGGTTGAACAATGGTGATTGTCTCACCAACGACGTATCCAGTGCCACCGTCGTTAATAGTAACGTTAGTGATTGCACCAGCAGAGGCAGTGATATCAACAGTCAGTGAGGCAGAACCAGATCCACCTGTTGTTGCAAGAGCAGTTCCTGTAACATAGTTAGAACCGCCTGCAAGAGATGCTAGGTTCAGTGACAATACTTTACCAGCATTAGCATTGGCGACTGTTACAGTCTCATTTACAAGGAAACCAGAACCACCTGCATTAACTGCAGCAGCAGTGATAATACCATTAACAACAGTAGTATTAACTGTCAGGGAAGAACCTGTACCACCTGTTGTTGCAACCGCAGTTCCAGCAACAAATCCACCACCACCACCGTTTGTGACGGAAGTAGTAACAGCAGCACCAGGTGTAGGATCACCAGAGAGATTCAAGGTTAGAGTTGTAGTAGTTGCAAGGTTGGTGAGCATTGCTTGTAGTTGAGCAAATGCATTATCCAGTTTTGTCTGTACTCTTGCTTCAGTGTAATACTGATTAGTACCTTCTGAAAGATCAGAAGTCGACTTACTAGAAAGATCCAGGTTTGCACCAGTCTGTAAATTGACTCTTGCATCAGCACGAGCACTTGTGTGATAGAGATTGGTAGAACCTTCGCTTAGATCATCAGTATCTGCTGCTGCAATTCTTGCGTCTGCTCTTGCATCCGTATAGTAGAGGTTAGTACCTTCTGCCAAATTAGCAGTATTCTTACCTGCAAGACTTGCATCAAAGCGTGCCTCAGTATAGAAGACATTCGTAGAACCTTCAGTTACATTGTCGGTATCAATGTCTGCCTGAGTGACACTCAGAGCGCCTGCACCACTAAGTTCTACGCCTACTCCGTATGTGAAGTGTGTGCGGGTCCTAGCAGCGGTTGTAAAGAGGTTTGTGGAACCTTCTGTTACATTGTCAGTATTAACGTCTGCCTGCGTTACAGAGAGTGTATAGGTGCCTGCTGTGTCATCATATACCTTAGTAATACCAGTGCTTGCTTGTACCAGTGCGTCGATTCTGTCATCAACACGCTCATTAGTGAAGTAAAGATTGGTAGAACCTTCTGAAAGAGCATCGGTATCATGATTACTAATATCAGATGTTTGACCAGTGACATTACCAACTAATGCTGCAGTAATAGTTCCAGCAGCAAAGTCACCAGATGCATCACGAAGAACAAGGTTATTTGCTGAGTTACTTGCTGTGGAAGCAACGTTAATTGTTGGGTTACCAGAAACACCATCAGCATTCGTCAGTGTAATACCAGAGGATGCTGTGACAGCAAGTGTGCGTCGTGCATAAGTGTTATCGGCAGTCCTTGTTACCAGACCAGTGCCCGTCATTGCAGCAAGTGCAGTGATATCTGCATCATTGTAGGTAGTGCTGATAGTTACATCGGCAGAACCATTAAATGATACACTGCCATCAACAACACCATCAACAGTGATTGTTCTTGCAGTCCTCAGTGCATCTGCAGTTGTTGCATTACCTTGAATACCAGCAGCAGCACCTACACCAGAAGCAACCGTAATGATATTTGCAGCAAAGTCTCCACTAGAGTCACGAGCAACAACAGTAGTTGCAGTTGCTGTAGAAGCAGTTGTCATGCTGTCCAGAAGGTCAGCATTGAGGTTGTTAATCTTAGTCGTGTTAGGAATAACCAGAGCAGCACCAGAAGCAACCTGAGAAATGATTTGACCATCTACAGTCAGAGTGCCATCAATATTTGCGTTTGCATCAACATCAAGTGATGTACCAGCACCAGTAAGATTAAGACTACCAGCACGAAGAGGACCATCAGTTCCAGAAAGAACTTCTGATGAGTTACTTGCACTTGTTAAGAATGCGAATTGGTTGGCGGATCTGTCGTATCCGAAGAAACCAATTTTCGCAGAGCCGTCGTAATAACGGAACTCAACACCACGATCCTTACCGTCGTTAGTTGTTGGTGCTGTGTCACCACCCACAGTAATAATAGGGTCATCGAGAGTTGTGACCGTAGAATTGACAGTAGTGGTTGTTCCATTGACTGTTAGATTTCCTGTAATAGTAAGGTTGGACTCGGCAGTTACATCACCACCGATATCTAGAGTGCCACGAATATCAGTATTGCCAGTTGCAGAAACTACCTGGAACTTAGTAGCACCACCAACGCCTGCTAAAATCTCAACGTTAGAAAGGAATGTGGCACCACCACCTTGTAGGAGTGTTCCTGAAATATTGGCATTATTATTGAGGTCGAGAGCACCTGTAAGTTCGGTAGCACCATAAACTCTAGCATCACCGCCAACAGCAAGATTTCTAGCAATACCAGCACCACCAGTCAGACGGAATGCACCATCAGCAGCATAAGAACCAGTCAGAGTTTGCTCGGTATTTCTAGTAAAGGTTACAACATCAGATACACCCAAGGTGTCATTAACCTGAGTTGCATCACCAACGGTCAATGTACCGATAATATTTGTGTTGCCATTGTCTGCATCAACACCAAACTTCTCAACAGCAGATCCGTTTCTGACAGAGAAGACTTCATTAGCAGCATCAACAATCAGTGAATCATTGATAGTTGTTTGACCTTGAACAACCAGTGTGCCGTCAGTTGCAATGTTACCTGAAGAAGAGGCAACGGTCATCTTGTCCGTGCTACCACTTCTAACAGCGAAGTTAGCATCAACATCAACAGTGCCGTTAAACTCAGAGTTGCCTTGGACTAACAGTGTCTGATCGAATGTTACAGCGTTGCTGACATCCAGAGTATTTGTAATCTCAGTTGCACCATTGACATCCAGTGTGCCTTGGATATCGGTATTGCCAGTTAAATTATCAACGAAGAATTTATCCGTCGTGCCGTTTCTGACAGCAAAGTCTGCATCAACATCCAGAGTGCCGTTGAAATTTACATTATCTTCGACAAGCAACGTACCTTGGATTTCTGTATCACCAGATGCACCCAGAACAGAGAACTTAACAGTATCACTATTGTATCTCTTACCAACAAACAGACCTTCACCAGATCCCGTACCACCAACATGAAGGGTTCTTTCAATACCAGCACCACCATGTGCTCTCAGAGTTGTAGTGTTGTGAGATGCATAGGAGGGAGTTGCCTGATAAGAATCACCGAAACGACCTCTGTATCTGACACGCAACCAGTTCAGTCTCGATTCTGCCTCTGTCGCGCTATCCTTAACTTCAATCGCACC